CCCAAGATCCAACAGATAAGCCTAGAGTAGTAAAATCAAGAGAGGTAGAATGCAAACCTGTGGAAGTAGTTGCTAAATCAGAAGCTGCTCCTTGAAAACCGACAACTTTTATTCGAGCATAAGCAGGAGGAATAGATTCATCTGTAAGTGTAGCGTCGGAAGCTACTACAGTCGTACCTGTTGATGAAGTAACTCTTAAAACACCATTATTATTGGAGGCAGTAAAACCTGAAGTATAAACCAAATGACCAAATTTGAAGTCAGTACCGCCGCTTGTTATAGTAAAAGTCTTGCTTGATCCTGTTACTGCTGTAATTACACTATCGGCTACTCCACCATTATCTTTCTCAGGAGTTTTTAACCAATTATTCATTAGAGCAGAACCGATTAAGTCATCATGCTCTTTATAGGACAACTCAAAGTTGTAGCCACCTGAAGCCTTGGCACCTGTGAGAATTAAATCAGTTACCTGTCTATCTGTAACAATTTCAGCAGACTGAGTAGACTGCATTTCATACGCAATAGATTCTCCTGTATAGCGCAGTAATTTCATTGCAGGAGTATTAGGTGTTACTCCCCAAGTAGTTTCCTCAACATATGCAAGTTGTACTAAATTGGAATCTGTCATTTTTATGTCACCCTATCATGTGTGAATGGGCAAAGCGTACTAACTTGCCACCATCCCGAATCAATACCATCATCCGTTTCTGAATTAACCAGATACGGCACTCCAAATACAAGTTCTCCGTCATCAGTTGTTAAGTTCTTTTTTATAAAAATACTGCCGGCTTTGTCTGCTAACCACCTTGCTTGTTCTTGTCCTTTATTTATTGGTACAAATATAGAGATAAATAAAACGCCTGCATGCCTGTCTAAAGATGGCACACCTAACGAAATCTGTTGTGCATCACCATCTCTTATGCTAAGTCTTACCCATGGAATATTCCCAGGTGTAAATACTTCATTATCAAAAGTAGAGTCAGTATAAGACCATTCGTTAACCCATTTATCCCTGATAGCGTTATAAATAGAAAGAAATGACATTATCTGAATATCGCCGATATAGATTGTGCAGTAACATTTACCATTCCGTGTGGTGCTTGAGTAGACCAGCCGTATTCTAACCTTCTAGCATAAGGTAAAGAATTATGAATATACACTACAACATAAGGGTTATCTCCTAAATTACTTATCTTACTCATTTGTGATAAGGAATCTGCCCCACTCTTACTAATAGCTTTACGTTCACTTGGTTTTATATCATTTATATCAATAAACCAATTATTGCGAAAATGACCACCTACATAGCCTTTGGGCGCTTTACTTTTCCATAAGGAAGGATTCCCTACAGGTGATCGTAAGATAATACCTCTTAATGCTTCTAATGTGACTTTTCTAATTAGCATGCTTACTTGTTCTGCAGGCAGAGTTTTAGTCATCTGTTCTAGACTTACTCTCCACTGTGAAAAAGGTTCACTCATTGTTATGATTCCAACACCAATGCAAAAGCTATTATTTCATCTTTAAGTTTATATTCCTTAACATTTTTTATATTAACTTCTTTTGTAGTTCCCGTCAATATTACCTTATCCGTAGGTTTAGGTGTATAAACTCCTTCATCTAATACATATATTACATAATCATTCGAGAGTATCAATCCACCCTGAAATAATGCGTAAAGATGCTTTCCTACAATGCTTTTAAATGTGTAATCTTTAGTTATTAAATTTACATATGTTCCCGAATTTGTGTTAAATTGACCATGATCTATAACTGTACGTATCTTTAATGTAGATCCCAGTCTGTCAAATAATGTTTTTACTTTGTCTTTTACATTACTCATACGCGAGAAGCCTTAACCGTCATTCTTCCACCAAATATTATTAGATTTGATACTATGTTATCTATAATATTTAGTGGAGTATCTACAGACACAGGATTAGCGTAAGCAGTATAGATAGAGATTTCTCCTACCGTGGTTGTTTCGGCTTTGATAGTGCTCAATTGCTCGTCTTTGTTTCGTAAATCTGTACCGCTAACAACCTGTAAAGCTAATTCACATACTGCATTTTTTACTGCTTGCGGCACAAGTATATCCCAAACGTAGCCATCTGGATCAATTGCGTTTACTCTCGGCCAACACAATGTTTGATCTCTTGTTTCTTTTTGTCCTATCCATTTTCGACCATATTGTCTGTCTAACTCTTTTGATGCCTGGATAAGAGCAACTTCCTTTTCATCATCACTTTTATTTGCCCATACAGTGTTATTCTCTGCATCCCAATAAGCATCAGCATAATTCACATCTGTATAAGAGTTAGCGTCTACTCTACCGCTTCCGTCTTCGACAATCATGATAATTTACCTTCTAAGTAATCCTTAATAAATGTCTGAGGTAAACCATTTTCAAACTCTTGAAATGACCATTGCCCATAGGCGAGTCTGCTGAAATAGTCTTCCCAAGAAGTTTTATCAGGAAACCAAGGATCTGTTACAAAATCCTCTAGATTGTCTAGAGATTCGGTTATTTCTCTATAAGCGCCTGCAACAGTTATTACAGGAATACCTTCTAATAAAGCCTCGTGGCCAGTATTAGAACTCCATGTTACAACGCATTTCGCTTTAAGGAATGCTTCTTCTAAAAACTCAATATCATAATCTACTGCTCTGGGATGCGGTCTATACCTTACATTTTCATTAGGAATTCTTTCTTGTATAGTATTAACCCAATCATCTATTGCTTGCATAGATCGGAAGGGATGACACAAGTCTACAGGCCACTGTCCAATTACGAGTACATCACCTTTACTCTTATATTGTAGTTTAGGATATTTTATTCCTAATAAGTCTTTTCTATCAGGCTTACAACTAAACGGAGGTACCCAACCTGGAAGATCTCCGACACTAACACACAGAGTCTTTTCATTATCCCATATGGGTCTATATGCTTCGTTAAATCTATTTATATAACCTAAATCAACCATTACTGTAGGCACACCATTTGCTTTTGCCGAATCTCTTATAGCAAGATCATCTGCTCTACAGCCGAATATTACAGCAACGTCTACATTGTAACACCACATGGTTTCTTTCCATGCAGTAGGATCGGCACCCACCCATTCTTGATTTAGTTTATTTAATCCTTGAATAAAACTTGTTGAGGATTTTCCACCTGTTCTTGTACTTATCAACCATTTCATTAATTACATATTCCTCATATGAAAAAAGAGTATACATTTAAGTATACTCTTTTTTCTTTTGTTTTATCAAGTCAAGGTAAATTACTTGGTTGAAATAAAGTTACCCTGTGCTAGTAATAGAACGCCTGGACCGTCCTTAATACTTGTTGCGGCTTTAGTCCAGTTAGTCTTAGTAGCTAGTGCAGCATCAGTTGGGTTAACAGTAGCGGTAGACCACTTTGCACCCTTTACACTGACAGTATAAGCACCTTCAGACTGATATCTGGTAATCAGGTTTGCCTTACCTGTGATAGTCTGAATTTCAACATTCATGTCCTCTGAAATGGCGACTCTAAGTGCTGATGGTACTAGACCATAGACTAGAGATCTATCATTAGATAGGGAGTTAGCTTCAACTCGTAGGTAAGGAGAGTCAGTAATAATTACAGGCTTACCCATTGTGTGAACACTACCTGCGGCGATCTGAATACCAGCAACAGTGTCCAGAGTAATACCTAACGCACCTTCAGCCAACTTGAAGTAAGAAGCACCGTCCATCAGCCACGCTGCAATGCGGTTACCAGCATCACCATAAATGGACTGAGCACGGACTAGATTCTTATAGGTGATAACGTTGTCAACGCCAGCAGTACCTACACCATGTGAATCGTACTGACAGGCACCGAAAGCACTATCAGTAGTGTAGAATAGACCCTTCAGAGTTGCGGTAACGCTTGAAATCATCTTCTGTGCAAGCTTAGCGCCAGCCTGTTGACCAAGAACAAAAGCTAGTCTTTCTGGAGTATCGCCAATTTTCTTAAATTGGTCATAAGTACCAGCAACTGGACCATCCCGCCAGTTGACCTTTGGAGAAACTAACTCGCCTTCTGACAACTTACTATCTGAAACGTCTGCAACGCTTGATAGTACTCGTGTGGTAAGAGTATCACCAAGTAAGAAGAAAGCTTCCTGTAGGAAATGCCCTCTATGAAAAGCAGTCTCAAGAATAATAGTACCTGCACTCGCAGCATTGAAAGCGTTCACTGCTTGAGAAACTGTTTCATATAAGCCAGTCTGAAACTGTGCTTGATATAAGATTACGTCGTTTAATGTACCAATAGACATTTAAAAACCTCCTAAAAACGTGTTACATTGACATATAGCCCTTACGATTAGCATCACGCCTTTAGTAGGACTCGATTCCAAAATCACTTTGGAATCTAGTTTACTTCTTAGTATTCAACACCTGCTTACCGATAAACTCATGAATATTTTCTCCACGAGCTACCGCGTCTGCAACTGCATCCGCTTTCCCAGCAGTGTCCAACTCACTCCAAGGACGATTTCTGACACCACCTTTACCACTACCTGCTGCACCACCTCCAGTACTCTGTTTAAACAAGTGTGGGGCATCAACAGGTAGTACTTCTGACATCCATTCCTTAAAGTCAATTACCTGTGTAGGATTTCTACGGCTATACTGTGAATCACCGTTTCTATTCAGCGCTACTAGTCCACCATTCTCATCTAGTTGCCATCCGAATGATTGAGATCTGAATATTACATCTTCAATGGCATGATCCTGTACAAAGTACTTAGGTGCTTCTGTACGAAACTTTTCCCTAAAATCTCTATCACGTAAGACTTCCACAGTCTTTGTAAAATCACCTGTAACCTTTTCTAGATTTGCCTGTAGAGTAGAAATGGCAGAATCCTTCTCACGCAATACAGGGGCAATTCTTTCCTCTACAGCGGCGTTAATAGCTGTAGCTCTGTCCTTATTTGCGGCTTCTAACGCAACTTCTAGTTCAGGAACACGCTTTTCCCATTCATTATACTTGCTTGGATCAACTGCTCCAAATTTCTTGATTTTACCTTCTAAAGCAGAAGTCTTTTCTCTTTCTTGTGTTAATGCGGTTTTTAAACCTTTATGATCTTCCTCAAAAAGAATACCTTCTACACCTGATAGGCGAAAACCGATACCAGATTCACCACTATACAAGTCTCTATACTGTTCTGGTACTTGATCTAATGTTTCGTATATTGCTTTTAGTTTCATAAAATAATGTTCCTGTTAGTTTCTTTCATATAGGAATAAAATAACAAATACTTTAAATAAAGTCAATACTACAATTTCTTTGATTTACCTGTTGTTTCATCAACGAAACTTCCAAGAGTTGCACCATTTTTCCATAAATCATATTTCTTCTGTCCTAGGATATCTTTCTGTACTTCCTCTGACTGTTCTTTCAGCCATTCTTCATATGTCATTGACGCAGGTACATCACCTGCAACTCCTTTTACTACATATGGTCTAGTTCCTTCAGGTACTTCTTTCAAGTCAATACCCATATCCTGCCAAGATTTCATTACAGGGCTAGTAGTTGAACGGCAATTCACATGTGCTGGTGGCCTAGGACCACTATCCACAGGATAAACTTTGCCATCACGCGCTTGGCATATGGGTGTTGTACGTGAATCTAGAGTACTTACCCATTGGACGCCTTTTATTATATCTTTGTTTTGTGAATAGAATAATTCTCTAGCAGAAGTAGCAAGTCCGTTCACAGTTGTACGGACTAAAGCTCTGGCACCCCTTCGCGAAATATCAAGTACGCCGTCAGAATATTGTAATGCTTTTGTTCCTACTAATCTTGTTACTATATCTTCTGCGGCTTGTCCTTCAGCCATACCTTTCTTTATTTCTGCTAATACTCTCTCTGCTTTACCTGTCTCCCATCCACTAACCCAATCTTGTAACACTTTTCCTTCAAAAGGATTTTCTGTTACAAGTGATTCCAATAAAGGTTTTGAAGGAGTCACAACATCAACTTTTACAGGCAGAACATCGGCAATATTCTCTACCTGCCAATTAAGTTCTTTATTAGCGGTATCGATTAGCGCAGGTTTCATTATGTCATATAAGTCTTTACTCTGCTTATTTATCACACTTCTTACAAATTGTTGTAGTGCTTGCAGTCTTTTATTTTTATATGTGTCTGGAGAGACTCCTGAAGTTTTAATATTCAAGAGTCTTTTTCCTATTGCATCAGTTAAAGAACTATCTACTTCCTGTAGAAACTTTAAAATCTTTTGAGTTACTGCGTTAGAGAATCGCAGTAGTCTTATCTGATTTAATACACTTCTACTGTGTAGTTTTTTATTTACTGTTGGAGGCATCGTTATTGTTATTATCGTTATTGTTAAATATATCTTGCTGCATTTGTAAATCGTTCTGCATTACAATTGCACGTTTACTAGCATCTTCCTCCAATTCTTGCTCGTGTTCTTCAAAAGTCTTGTCACCTTCAATAATTTCACCTTTTTGTAATTGCTTGAAGAATTCAATTCTTGATATTTCTCCTGCCTGTAATGCTGTGATTAGTGAATTCAATAGTAATGGATCTATATCATCAGGTACAAAGTCTTTATTGATTTGAATAGAAACTGTATCCGAATTTTTTCCTAACCATTCTACGTACCATTTCAACAGATTATTCATGCCCATGTTTATTTTTGACACAATTCCTGAAAGGATAGAGGCATCGCTGGTTTGTTTCATCTCTACTGTTTTAGCAGCTTCTGCCGCGTGTGCCCTGGTCTCAAGCAATCTAGCACCACTATCGGCCATTTCACGCTTATCGGTTTCCAATGCTTCCCGTAACTCTCCTAAGCCGGAACCTATGTATTCAAGTAACCCACAAGTGGATCCGGTAGGTAAACCCCATACTTGATGCGGTCCTAATGTGTTAGGAATTGTTTCTTCTGTTACTCCTGTCACATAAGGAGTAGGCAGGGCAATCCAGTGTAGACCCCAATTGTAATCTGCGCTGACTAAATAATAATGATAGGACAGATTTATTATTGATTCTATTGGAGAATCGCTTATAGATGTGCCATATTGTCCGTATTGTCCAGAACTAAAAAAGTAAAACGGAATAAAATCTAATGTAGAACCTTTTATAGATGGAATAATTGTTTCTACTAATTCTGGAGTTTGATTTACGGACTCCTGATAAACTCTTATTGTGTATATACCTTCTATTAGAGAAAGTACTCTATATCTTACAGATAATCGTAAATCGAATTCATTTTCTCCGGTTTCATAATAAGTTTCACGAAGAACAACCATATCCAACTTATTATCTTTAGTATTCCAATTTAGAATATCCAGAGCATTGTAACTAACCATATAAGGTAACTGTTCTGTCTCTGAGAAATCTACTAAAGCGCCGACTCTGCCATAGGTAAGTGTATCACTTATAATTTCTCCGCAGAAAGAATCTAAAGAAATGCCTGTTAGTGTAATATTGTCTAATAGTTTTATTATATCTTCTGATAATTCTACTACTGATGGCTTACGCAATACCATTCCAGTTAAACCAGCTACTGTTAAAAATGGTGCGTTATACCATTTAGCGCCTCTCTTATAGCGGTCATATTCATTATATGTCTGCCCGCTTAGTTCAGGTAAGTAAACTTTTCCTTTATTCTTTACAACTACTTCGCCCTTCATTGCATCATTTATAGCTAACCATCTACTATAAAATTCGCTATATTCAGGATGAGTAGATGCTGCTCCTAGGTTAGCAGTTTTATTTACAGGCAATAAAGACAATTACAATACTCCTAAAGTACAAATTATATTACCATCCCTTAGATTTTACAACTACGGCTTTCCCAGCAGTATCCATTAGCAGTGAGAATGCACCAGATAGTGCGTCAACTTGATCCTTTTTACCTGCAGGGAATACTTGTAACTCTTCTAGAAAAACTTTATTCCACGCACCTCTTAATATCTTAAGATTACCTACACTTACTTGACTAGAAATAGGCTCTGCCCTATCTTCTTTACTACCTGATTCAATTAATGAGTAGACAGTAAAACCTGCTAATTGTGTTACGTAATATCTTACTTGATGCTTGCCTGCTTGTCCTGGATCGTTTGGAATTCCTATATATACACTTTTACCGTCCTGTGTAGACGTGTTTTTTATTGCCTTTTCTACTTTTGCAGGAGTATCACGCATCCTAACTACATCTTCAACAAGCATAGATCCATCATCGTAAATGGACATTTTTAATCCTACTGTCCAATCTGGATCAGGGCTTGCAATACTTTTTTGGGTAGATGCCAAATCCCAATATCTTATTGTTCTTTTTCTTCCTACAGGTATTGCATCTACTGTTTCTATCTTGGTTATGTCGAAAATGGACCCTGAGCGAGGGATAGGATTTAACTGCAGCTGTGCAGCTGCACCGTAGGGACCCAATGTTTTTTTTAGTCTATCAACTTCTTCTCTGGG